TGCGGACTTTCCCCAGCGAGAAATGTGAATCGACCTTCATTTGTTAAAATTCCACTAAAAATTCCTGTTTTTATTAGTAAGGTTGCTACCTTATCTGCGTCTTTGTATTTAAAGGACTTGGTTGTGTACGTATGCCATACTGTTCCGTTTTTAATTATCATCTTTTTTGCTCCAGCGGTGCAATCTTCTTAATCGTGGTGCCTTTGCTTTATAATAACTATAACCTTGTGCTTGGCGGAGGTTAGTTTGATAAAGATTTATCACTACATTTTTAATAAAACGCGTTACATGTTTTAGATGCATGATTTTGCATGCATTCAGAAGCTAAGTTCAAGTAGGTTCAAACCAGAACCGGCGTGGCTTCTTAGTTGTAACGCAACAGCATTAAAACCGACCCATGAAGCGGGCCGGTGAGGCACGGATCAGATCATCATTAATACCAGCGGTTGTATTTGATGTAGAAAAATGAAACGATAATGAACCATAAAAAAGTAAGTATTCCCGAATACTCCTCTAGGAAATAAATAAATAAGAATGCTCCTGCAAGTATTATTGCAATTGGAACCAGGTGGGAGTGTGCAGCCCACAAAAAGGTTAATAGTTTTTTCATCTTTTTAGCATTTCATATAAAGCATCACCAATAACTTCTTCGTTATTACCCCCGGACTCAACTTGGTATATTATTTTTGACATTTGTGGTTCGATAAGGAAGTATAACATTTCTATTTTTTCACGGAAGAGTATCTGGTAATAGGCTGCATCCTGAAATTTAAGTTTGTTTGCAGCCAGTGCTGCCACCTCAGCCTTAGAATAGATGGTCACTACTTTAATAAGCCAGCTGGACATTTCATTAACTTTTTGAATGTAAGATTCCTGGAACTTTCCACTACTTACAATTAATTTGGCAATTGTCAATGAAAGAGCCATTTTGCTCGTACGTTCAGCTGTGTCATATGCTTTCTCACCGATTTTTTGCTTTATATAAGATACCAGGTTGTTGCTTTTTTGGTCTCCGAGACGCTTAAAGGCTTTCTGGAAATAAAGCTCAACCATATCGAGAACAACGTCGTTTCTATGAAAAATTTCCAACACAGCCCAATATAAACGCTTATCTTCACCCCATTGTTCATGGCATGTGCTTCTGTAGTATTTGTCAGGCATTACACATGAACCATAGTTAATAATACGCTGGCTGCCAAGCTTAACGTCTTCAACAGTTTGCATGTGAGTGGCATAGACCTCTTTCACAGCTTTAGTTAAAGCAATCGCCAGCCTTTGGTCTGACTGCGCTTTCAATTTGAGATAGTTTTCTGCCATTTCTATGTACCTTGTTGTAACATTTACGGTTAATGATTGATCATGGTCACTAGCAGAGGCAAGGATGAAGATGAAAAAGAGTGGTAAAATACTGATTTATGTTATAGCCGCGATTATTGCTCTTCTAATAATTCCCGAGATTATCTTAAGGAAAGTTCCAACTGATATGCTTGCTCGCCTTGGGGACTTTACAAGTTTAGGCGGTTTATTTAGCCCTTTCCTGACGGCGATAATTTTCATTGGTGTATCGTCAATACTGATCGGGATTCTCAGCGTATATGCAGTGAGTAAATTTTACCGTTATTTAGTACGCATCAAGGGTAAGTAAGCCATATTAAATCGTGATAAACACCACTCAGACAGATGCATGCATTGGATGCATTTGTTTGCATGCGTTGCTGTCAAGCGTGTATGCGGTCTCGTGCGAGTGCTGGCGCCGTTCGGAGTGAAGATGCATCTGCATTAAAACCGACCCATGAAGCGGGCAGGCGAGGCGGGGATAGCATTGCGCGCGGCGGGGTGTGCACGATTTAAAATAACGCGCGCCAGCGCCTCGCTGTGAGGCGCTGCGCTGGCGGGGTGGGTAATGAGGCGTGCGTACTGATGCGGGGCGTGTGGTGCGTCTGAGCGCGTATGCGGCGGGGTGTGAAAAAGCCGCCTTTCGGCGGCCTGCTTTAATCGCTGCTGCCGTCCAGCGAGTAGGCTTTAAAGCGGATCACTTCCATTCCTGCCCAGTTGTTCACTTCCCTGATCCGGTCCTGCAATGGAATCAGCTCGTTGCGCACAAACACCTTTGCCACCTTCTCGATATCGCCCAGGCTGCCGACATTCTCGGGCTTGCCGCCCATGAGCTGAAACGGGATGCGGTGCGCATCGAGCATGTCAGACGCGCTCACCTTTTTGATATTAAAAAAGTCGTCTTTGGTCGCGACCTCGCTTAACGGCACGATTTTAATCCCGTCGGGTTTGCCGTTCGGCGCGTAGAAAAACAGGTTCTTAAAATTGCCGAGCCCTTTCGAGCTGCGCATCGCATCGCGCATCGCCTCAACGTCGGTGCTGCTCTGCGCCGCGTCGGTCACGTACATGATGTACCCCGCGTGCGCGCCGTTCTGGTAATACTTGCGGCGGAACAGCGTCGCGGATTCGTTCAGCCAGGCCGAGTTGAGCGCGCTGAGATATTCCGGCATCCCGTAAAGCTCCTGGTTGATATCCGGCTCCAGCAGGTGAAACACTGATCCCGGTTCAAACTGCTGCGGCTGCGAAAAGCCCGGCACCCACCAGTAAACATCCTCCTCCACGCCGCGCCGCGTGTATTTGGCCGGCGAGGAATCCAGCCTGATAACCTTGCCGGTCACGCTTTTTCGCGCCTCAAGAAAGGCATTACCGAACACCAGAAAATCCAGCACGAAGCGGCTGAAATCCTGCTGTGATAAAAGCGGGTGCGGAATAAACGTGCTTGCCAGAATATTGCGCTTCACGTAAATCGGCGAGCTGTGATGCACGGCGGCGCGCAGGCTTTTTGCCAGGCCGGCGAAGCTGACCGGTGGCTCGTACCATTTGCCGTTACTGATGCACTCGACATAATCGAGAATATCGCGGCGGTCGAGTACCGGCGTCGGCTCGCCAAACGTGAAAGCCTCCATTTTTGGCGCGCCGGCGGTTGTTGTGGCCGCGCGGTTATCGCGCTGGCGGTTTTTACGTTTACTCATCAGTAAAACTCCAGAATTGAGGATGATGCCTGGCCGCTCCCGGCGGTCAGCGGCTCGTTTAACAGGGCGTGCATGGTGGCCCACGCAACATCCGCGTGACTCGCTTCCTCGCTGCGGCTTGCCTCATAGGTGGCGCTGCGCCCGCTGCTGGTCATGGTCTTGCGGATAGCCATAAAGGACTGTGTGATATCCGTTGCGCCGGCGTCGTACTCCAGACAGCCGCGGCTGATGGTGTCTTTTGCCTTCAGCACCATTGCGGTTTTAACTTCCGGGCTGTAACGGATTTCGCGCGCGGCAGGCCAGAAGGCGCGCACAAGCTGAAACACGCCCTGCCCGATGCCGGTTGCATCGATGCCGATGTACTCGACCTGATATTTTTCAGTGAGCTCGCGGATGGCCTGCGCCTGGGTGGCGAAGTCCATACCTTTCCACTGGTGGCGCTCCAGAATGCGGAACTTGCCGCCCGAGACAACCGGCGGCGCCAGCACCACGCAGCCGGCGGAGTCGCCGGTATGCGACGGGTCGTAGCCAATCCACACCGGACGCGAGCCGAACGGACGCGGCGCGTAGGGCGAGAAATCTTCCCACTCATCCAGGCTGTCGACCATGCAGCGTTGCAGCTCCTCGAACGGAAACACCGAGGCTTTGTCGTCGACGAACTCACACATGAAGAGATTGCGGAAATCCTCGGCACTGTTTTCACGCTTCAGCGCGTCAAGGTCGAACAGGTCGCAGCCGCCGGCGAGCGCGTCCTCGATGGTGACAATCTGGCGCCACTGACCATCCCCGCACAGCATGCCGCCGGCGAGCGCCGCGTGGCTGATATCAATATCCACGCGCTCGGCTGCTGAGGTGCGCCCCTTGTTGAACAGCTCGCCAGACCAGAAAGGAAACGCGCCATGCCCGAGGGTGGAGGGCGTCGAGAAATAGGTCGAGCGCAGGTGTTTCTGCGACGCCATGCCCGAGGCGACCTTACGCAGCCGCTGGAAATTGGGGATCCAGAAAATCTCATCGACATACAGGTCGCCGTTATGGCTCTGCGCGGTGTTGGAGTTGGTGCCGAGAAAAATCAGCTTGGCGCCGTTGTTGCCAATGACAATCGGGTCGCCTGACAGCTCCACGTCGACAAGGCGCGCAAACTGGATGATGTACTCGCGAAACACATACGCCTGTGTTTTGGAGGCGGATAAAAATATCTGGTTATGGCCGGTT